GTGGCACGATCTGGTTTGCCAGGAGCCTCAAGGAGCAGCACCGCAAGTGGGCTCCCATGTTCGCGGAGATGACCGAGTGGCCGTTCAGCGACCACGACGACATCCCCGATGCGATCTCCGATCTCGATAAGAAGGACAAGGAAGGCAAATGGATCGCTCCAGCACCCCCGCCCGGCTGGCGAATGGCCACGGTCATCAAACATCAACCAACGATCATCGACGGCAAGCTCAATCCTGAGTATGGTTACCCGGCACGCGATCACGTCCGGCGGGACCAGTTAGGGACCAACGAACTATGGCGAAGCAAATCGGCGAGCGACCAGCGGTCACCCGGAACACAGCAAAGCCAAGAAGGCAATTTCTTCCGGAGGCCACCGCAGCAGCAGCGGCTACCGGGGAAATCCTGATCGCGAAGTTCGGACAGACAGACTGGATCGAGCAGGTGATGTTCGCAGTCCAGAACGCCGTCCAGAACGGAATCGAGCAGCTCTCGAAGACTTCGATCTCCTACAATTCGGCCCCGGAAGACGAATACAGATTCAACGCGCGAACGAAGGAGCAGCTACTCCAGTCCAAGGAGCTCGTGGCCAACCAAGGTGGCGTCCGAGCTGGGCGCAAGGTGCTCGATCCAGCCAAGACCGAGCTCGGGGCTCCAGAGTGGTCCGACGAAGAGCAGACGAAGATCATCGTGCCGGCGAGCGAGCTCCCGCCCCTTCCTCCGAAGGCCAAAGGGTGGCTGCTGTGAGCGTCGAAGCTGGAGGCGATACAGTCGTGGTGCCCTGCCGGGGCTGCCAGCGTGATGTGATCTTGCCTTCCGGGCCTGTGCGAGCCAGCATGCGCGCGGGCCGCCGGATAGTGGTCTTCTGTTCGATCCGATGCCAGAAACGCACCATCGGCCGCGAGGGTGCCAAACAACAGGACGTGAACCTTGCTCGACGTGCTAGTGCCGGTGCCCCATCAGAACCTCCAGCTCGTCCCTGACTGCCTCGATGCGCTGCGGGCCTGCACGGACGTTCCGTTCCGCGCCTTGGTCCTGGTGGATGGGGCCGCAGAGGAAGATCTTCGATCATTGCAGGCTTACCTCCAGGAGTTCGAGCCAGCCTGGAGGCTGACCAACGAGCGGGTGGCCAAGGGGCTCAACCCGATCTTGGCGGAAGGGCTTCTGGACTGCGTGGAGAAGCTCACTGCGATCGTCGGCCCGGAGACCCGACTGCTGGACCGGCAGTGGTTCGGCAAGGTCAAGCAGATCTTCGACCGTGACCCGATCACTGGCATCGTGGATTTCTACCCCGATACGAAGAGCACCACGCACTACCCGGTGAAGCGGCCTCACAATCGAGCTCCGCTGGAGGGATGCCGGTTCGCTGTGGTGCAGACCAGCTACGCGCGCAAGATGACTCCATTCGGGTCGGTGGATCCGATCGTCTTCTGGTCGAAGGCTGTGCATGCCCAGGGTGGTTCGGCATGGCATGTGCCGGCTGTGAGCTACACGGAGATCGAACATCACGACCACGAGCTCTGGAGGCCGAAGGTTGCAGCCAGTAGCTAGGAAGATCGGAGTAGGGCCAACCGAGAAGTTCCGCGTAGCCATCGCCGATGACAGCCGGCTGATCTACAGCGATGACTACCGGACTGGCTGGAAGCGTGGCTTTGAGGCGATCGGCTGCGAAGTTCAGATCTTCGACATCAGCGTGCTGCGGCAGATCGTCTCGGTTGGTAGCTCGCCTTACCGGAGCACGCGCATGCCGGGCACGGCGAAGCAGATCGCCGACCACATTGCCCGGTGGAAGCCTCACCTCGTGTGGTGCCACCACGGCCGCGCGGCGAGCAACGAGGACTTCCAGGTCCGTCTCCGCAAGGATGGGATCAAGACTGCGGTCTATCTCTGCGACGAGCCCTACGAGTCAGGTGAGACGGCTCGCTATAGCCCGAGGTTCGGCTACGTCTTCACGATGGACCCGTGCACGGTTGAGGTTCATCGAAGATCGAGGAAGGACCGCAACAACGTCTTCTACTTGCCGCCCGGCGTCGATGTGGTTCACTTTGCGCGACGACCCTACGCCGGGCGGCAGGTGCCTGCGTTCTTCTTGGGTAACGCTACGCTGATTCCACGACTCGACTGGCTCAAGCCGATTGAGCGGCTCGTGGATGGCGCGGACATCAGGTTCTTCAAGACCGTGGGGAAGAACGATCCGAAGTGGGTAGCCCTGCAAGACCACCCGAAGCACTACGCGAGCTGCATTGTGGGGCTCAACGTGCATCGAGCTCCTGAGATCACCAACGAGTGCTACAAGAAGCGGGTGATGGGCAGGCCGAGAGCGATGCACGTTCCAGAAGGAATCGAACTCTGCCGGCAGATGCCGAAGAGAGAAGGAACCGGGTTCTGGAACGATGCGAACCTGCCTGCGGCGCACGTCAACCCTCGATTCCTGGAGATGGCAGCTTGCGGAACATGCGTGGTCAGCGATGACCACCGAAGCGAGCTCGCACGCTTGTTCCCGATGGCTCCTCGCGCGCAGGACCCCGATCACTTCGTAGAGCTCGTGCTCTACTACTTGAAGCACCCCGACGAAGCCGAGAAGATCGGTGATGCATGCTCCTACCTGATTTCAAGGCGGCACAGCTATGCGCACCGCGCGGCGGAAGTGCTGATCCGGGTTGGCTTGATGGGATTGGAACGGGCAAGCCAGCATTCCTTCTTGGGGGAGCCGGCGGCCTACTTGAGTCCACAGGACTTGTCGCTGCTGCTGGCGAGATCGTCATCGGAAGCAACTGGACGCTCCGAGCGTTGGTCCCCAGCGTATGGCATGTCGTTGACATCAACGTCTGGAAGTCCGAGCGAGAGCGACTCGCTCGATGTCCCGACTCCCTGGTTGTCGTAGCGAGCAAACGACTCTTCGGCGGCGGCCCCTACTCGGTTGCCGGATCGCACATGCTGCGCGTGGTGGGGAGGCGGAAGTGGCCAGTGAGTGAGATCTTCATTCAGCAACCGAAGGCAGTCACGCGCGACGGGAAGGGCAGGATCCAACGCCAGCATACGCCGCCATTCATGCCGAGCTCGATGCGGCAGCCCTACCATCCGGGTGGTAACTCGTTGTGCTACATGATCCAGACGGCGCACCTGATGGGATGCTCGCCGATCTACTGCCTGGGCTTCACGCTGGTGAACGGCACCGGCTACTTCTTCGGGCTGGAGAACCCGGCAACAGGCAAACGCAGCTTCTACAACGACCCGGCCCGTGCCATCGACTGGCTGAAGTGGTATGAGTCTCGTTGGCCGGGCCGAGCTCGGCTCTGGCCCGGCTGGACCGGTCCGGTCTACGAAGTCCTGGAGACTGCCGATGCACGAGAAATCGACGAAAGGTGTCGTGGTAAAGGACCAGTGGTATCCGTCCGAAGCGGACACGAACCAGACCCGCAAAAGCGACATGATCCTCAAGTCATCGGACTTCGATCACTTCGACAAGATCAACCCGTTCACGCAGATGGAAAGCAACCCGTGCGGGTCAAAGTCAAAGTCCAACCGAAAGGAAGAGTGATCGGTGGGCGACCGACTCGAACTCGGTAACTCCACGAACATGGCCCCTGCGTCGCCGCCGAACCCTCGCACGGGTATCGGCGGGCAGGCGCAGCGAGGCATGGGGACCTACAAGCCGCGTAAGGGGACCGAGCCGATAGAAGGCCCCTACACGCTGACCGAGGATGCGTTCGAGCAGGACACGAACATCGAACAGCAAGCTCGGCTCTACGCGGAGAGCGTTGGTTACCCGAACTTGGCGGACAACGAGTTCGTCGTCGAGCAGGCCAAGGACGCGGTGCTCTCGGGGCTCAAGGACGTGTTCAACGTCATGGAGTTCCTGCGCAACAAGTGGCTGATCCTCTACCGGCTCTACCGAGGAGAGTCACTCGACACCTACACCTACGGGCGCGCGAAGCTGCACAGCCCCGAGCCCTTCAAGATCGTTGAAACTCTATTACCGAAGATCTTGCGAACCCTGTTCGCGACAGATCGATGGTTCAAGTTCTACGGGGAGCAAGAGGAGCACGACGACTCGGCCTTGATGCAGGAGATCCTCTGCCGAGACCAGCTTCGTAAGACGAGGTTCAAGCCAAAGGCCACGCGACTGATCCGCGATGGGCTGATCTACGGAACAGGGATCCAGAAGACCTACTGGCGGCAAGAGCTCGGGGAGATGACCTACCGGACAGCCAAGCGGATACCAGATCCGAGCTGGCCTGGAGCCACGACGTTGGAGCTCGACAAGATCACGAGAGAGGAGTTGATCTTCGACGGTAACGAGGTGAACAACGTCTCGATCTTCGATTTCCTCACGAGCCCCAACGCGAGCTCGATCGAGGACGCCGAGTGGGCGGCCGACCGTTCTGGCTGGCCGGACTACAAGGTCAAGATGATGGGAGAGCTCCGGCACTGGATCAATCTCCAGAAGCTCAAGGACTTCCCAGGCGGCAAGGACACGTCGTTCGGTGACGAGTTCAAGGAAAGGAAGAGCTACAGCTACGGGGTCTTCGATCCTCGCGAAGCGTCGTGGGCTCCTCACGTCCCGCACTACGAGGTGATCGACTGGTGGGGTCCGCTGGTCATCAAGAACGACAACGGCAGCTACACGACCCGCCTGTGCAACGTGGTCATGGTCGAGCCGAAGAGCCTTCAGCTAGTCGTGCGCGTGACGCAGTGTCCGTTCTGGCATCAGCAGAAGCCCTACCAAGCGTGGCGTCCGATCAGTCTTGAAGATGAGTTCTACGGCATCGGCGGTCTGGAAATGATCGCGCGCCTGTCCATGGAAAAGGACATGAAGCGCAACCTGCTGATGACTGCGACGCAGCTCGAAGCGAATCCGATGTGGATGATCTCTGACGACGCCAACATCCCCGGCGGCCAGATGATTATCGAGCCCGGCCACGGCATCCGAGTTCCCGACATCGAGAAGTCGATCGCTCCTCTCCACGTGCCCCAGGTCAGCGATGCTGCGCTCAAGGCCGAGAACGTCCTGACGGTGGACATTCGCGAAACGTCGGGGGCCACGTCGCCGTCGATGGGTGGCAAGGACCCATTCGGCGACAGCAAGACTGCGACACAGCACATGAGCGAGATCGACGAGGCGAACCTCCGTCTCGTGCCGATGATCGAGTCGTATGAGCAGGAGATCGAAGTTCCAATGCTCGATCAGATGGCATGGAACAACCAGCAGTTCATGTCCTACGACAAGGTTGTCCGTGAACTGGGTCCGGTCGGCCTTCGCTACCAGGACCGCTACAACATCAGGCCGCAGGATGTTGTTGGACGATTCCTTGTTCTGCCGATAGCGAGCCACAAGCTGACCACGAAGATGACCCAGGTTCAGCAGCTCGTGAACATCCTTGATCGAGTTCCGATCATCAACCAGATGTATGGACCGCAAGCGGTCAACGCGCCGCGACTGCTCGCGATGATCCTAGAGCACGGCTTCGATCTTCGCAACGTCGATGAGATCATCACGATCCCCGACGAGATCAACGTGCTGACCCCGAGCCAGGAGCACGAGCTGTGGTATCACGGCAACGTGCCGCCGCGTAAGAAGGACGACAACGACATGCGGCACATCATCAGCCACATGGAGGAAGTCGCGTCCGAGCGGTTCAAGATGCTCGAACAACGATCTCCTGGAACGGCCGCGCGAGCTCGCGCGCACGTTGCCGATCACTACTTCAAGCTCGAACAGCGACAGATGCAGCAGGAGAACATGCTCATGCAGGTGGCCCAGGTGGGCACGCAGATGGGCTTGCTCAAGGGTGGTGGTGGAGGCGGCGGCGGACAGCCTTCGCCGGTCGGAGGAGCCGGGGGACCCGGCCAAGGCCCTGAGTCTCCGAAGGTCAGGAACAATGAGACCGAGCGTGGCGAGGGAGGCCCAGGTGGTGAGGCGAAGAGCAACGGCATGAGCCAAGCTCCGAACCCAGGAGCAGCCTGATGCAGATGCGTGCCGAAGACATCATGGGCGAGGACCAGTTCTGGAACGTCCGTGAACGTGAGAGGATCGAGGTTGAGAAGCTCCAGCGACGTTGCCTTGAGCTCCAGGCTCAGGTGGATGTGGCGACGAGAACCGAATCGATCCGCCATGCCCCAGGCTTCACAGAGGTGTTGAACGCACTCAAGGCGATGCATGCGCTGGCCAGGGAGAAACTCGTTGGCGACGACACACTTACGGACATCGGTCTTCGAGAATGCAGGGGTCGGGTGCGCGGCCTGGAGAGCGTCCTAGCCCTGCTGACGAAGCCGACCGTGACTGAGGCTCTTGCAAAGGAGCTCCAGGACTGCAAGACTGCACTGGCCGAGACACAACGTCGTAGGCCCAAGCAACCTGAACCAGAGAGCAAGCCATGAGCGATTCAGCAACGTGTCACAACTGCGAAGGTGCCGGCGGCGCGCAAGCGAAGACCGGCGAACAGCGAACTCCGCTCGATCGCGGGGCAGGGATGTCGAAGACCATCGACGCGATGGGTTCGAAGACGCGCAGCGGTCACCCCGCTACGCAGATGAACAACTTGTGGAAGGATCCGTCGCTCGGCTACGGCGACGACAACATCAAGACCTGAGCACGAGTGAAGGTCTGCTCGAAGTGTCGAATGGAGCAGCCGTCAGAGTGCTTCGGAAAGAATCGATGGCACTCTGATGGGCTAGCTTCGCAGTGCAGGAAGTGCACGAACCTCACTAGGTTGAAGTCCTACCGGAACAACCAAGAGAAGGTCTTGAGAGCGTGTGCAGCTAGAAACTCAAGAGGAAGACGATTCCTCGCTCGTGTGAAGATGAAACTTGGATGCGTTGATTGCGGTTACAAGGCTCATCCGGCTGCCTTGGACTTCGATCATGTTCGTGGCACCAAGAAGTTCAAAATCGCCAACTCCGTGAGTCGGTCGATGAAGGACTTGAAGATCGAAATCCGAAAATGTGAGGTTCGATGTGCTAACTGCCATCGGATCCAGACATCAAACCGGACCGCTGTATTGCTGCCTCGCGAGCAGCGTCCACTGAGTTCAGGGGTCGTGGCCTGAGAGAGATCAAATGACCAAACCTGGAGAACAATCTTCAGATTTCGATGCGCGAGCCGACAGTGCGGCTCTTGCTCTGAGGCAGAGCCTCAAGGGCAAGGGACGAGAGTTGCCCGACAGGGCACCTGTTGTAGTCGATTCGAACGGTAGGCCGCCTGCACCTCTTCCTCCGCAGGGCAGCTATGCACGACAAGCCTTGGAGCTCGAACAGCGTCGCCGCGAGGCGGCTGTCCAGCCCCCGCCTGTCGGTCGAGCTGGCCAACGCGCCGAGGATATCCAGGCCGATGAGCCGCCGCCGGACACGACCCCGCCACCAGCAGCAGAACCAACTTCTTCCAGAGCAGAGCAGCGGATCAAGGAGCTGGTAGATCAGCTTCGTCAGAAGGAACGAGATCTCGCGGAAGCACTCGCCATGGGCAAGACCGCTACCGAGACTGCAACGCAGTTTCAGCAGCGGTTGACAGCCCTGGAGAAGCAGCATCAAGAGATGCTGCAAGCGAACATCGATCATCTCGATCCGACGACGAGAGCTGAAGTCCTTGCGGACGCTCGGATAGCCGAGCGCATGGATGCGATGGAGCAGCGGATCTTGGGCAGGATCCAGCCAACCCTCGCGAGCCTGTCACAATCGGCGATTCAGTCAGAGATGGCTGTGATCGCGCGAAAGTATCCGGCTTTCGACTACCACACTCACGCCCCACTGATCGAGCAATTCAGAGCGAGCAACCCTCGCTGTTCGATCGAACAAGCATTCCGAGCAATCGCCGAGCCTGAAGAGTTGGGAGTGCGAACGGCGTCTCGCGCGCCAGCAGTTCCGCCAACCCTCCCCCCTGGGGGTGGTGAGCTAGGCACTGCCCGCTTCGCTCCAGCGAGGCCCGTCCAGCCAAGGTCCGAAGATGAGCTCGTGGAGGAGTCCCGACGCATCGCAGCACTGCGACGCGATACGGACCCCGCCAAGCAAAAGGAAGGACTGAAGCTGATCGACGAGCACTTGAAGAAGCGACTCGGCGGCGCGTAGTTCGCGGCGGGCTGTTGGGAACCCCAAACCCAAGACAGCCAGATGCCGTTCGTAGCGAACACCGCAGTCCTGAACTCGTTCGATGTCGGAACGGGTAACCGGGAAGACTTGCTCGACATCATCACCAACATCAGCCCGATGGACACTCTGTTCCTTTCGGGATTCGAGAAGGTGCCCGCCAACAACATCAGCCACGAGTGGCTGGTGGACATCCTCGCCAGCTTCGGTGACCCCGACGTTGGCAATGCAGACGTGCAGGCAACGCCGGAAGGCTCGGACGCGACGTTCGATCCTCTCGTGCCGCGCAAGCGTCTGTGCAACCTCACGCACATCATCCGTCGCACGTTCGACGTGTCGGATACGCAGCGTGACATCAACACGGCTGGGATCAGGGACGAATACGTCTACCAGCTTCGCAAGGCCACGATGGAGCTCGCACGCTTCATCGAGTTCGCGCTCGTGCACAGCGAGCGACAGAGCCAGACGGCTCAGGGCAACAGCGGCGGCGTGCTGCCGCGCAAGATGGATGGCTTCTATGCCTTCGCGGCAGCGAGCGATCCGACGTGCGCGACGACGCTCGGTCTCGGCCCTGACGAGATGGGCACCGTGACCACGGTCACCGGCAGCTCGCCGGAGGACTGCATCACGGAGTGCATCCTCAATTCCCACCTGGAAGCCATGTGGGAGAAGGGAGCCATGACGGACACGATGTGGGCGAACTCTGCGCAGAAGCGGTCGTTGAGCAACCTCACGCTCAACCCGAACTCGCAGGTCCGCTACAACATCCCGGTCGCCGACCGGACCGTCATCAACACGGTGGACTTCTACCAGTCCGACTTCGGCACGCAGCGGATCTACCTGCACCGCTACCAGCGCAACGATCGCATCAGCTTCGCGGAGCAGAACAAGCTCCGCATCGCCGTGCTGCGTCCTGTGCTGGCCGTGGAGCTCGCGAAGATCGGCAGCTCGACGAAGGGCATGGTGGAGTGGGAGGGCACGCTCGAAGTGCTCGCGCCCAACGCCATCGGCTACATCGACGGCTTGTGCGTCGGAGTTTCCGGTTGTCCCTGAAGCAAGTAGCTAGCGGCGGCCCGGCATCGAGCCGGGTCGTCCTCTAGCAGTCCGATGCCTCTGTTGCACTTGTTGCAGAGAATGCCTCGAAAGACACCAGTGTTATGACAGTGATCCACGACAGGATGCAGCGGGCCACGGACCGGACCGCCGAGGGCCTTTCGGCAGATCGGGCACAGACCGGCTTGTCGAGTAAAGGCTTCGTTGAACAGCTCGACGGTGATTCCGTAGTGTCGCTTCAGCAGAGCCTTCTTCTGGGAATGCTTGGCTTGCTCTGGATTCCGCTTCTCCCATCGGAGGTGGTTCTCACGTCTCTTGTTTCGGTTGATGGAGAGGCATTTTCTGCAACGCCAACGGTCATCGGATCGGCGGAGGTTATCTCCAGACATGAGGTGGCCTCTGCGGCAGAGACCGTTGGGTGCGTATCTAGCGGCTGCCATGATGATCGAGGATCTTATCATGGCTGAACGGACCTGCATCAAGTGCCTGAGTCCCGTGAGAGCGGAGCGTTCGGCGATTCGCCTAACGCTCCGCTGCACGAATCAGAACTGCGGCTACACGGTGGTCAAGAACATCGTGCCCAAGGGCTTTGGCTGAGGCGGACGAAAGAGACCTTGCGGTCGCAAGCGTCTGGTGGTTCGAGGACGACGATGATCTACAGCTTCAAGTGCGAGTGTGGCCTGCGCGCGGAGATCCAGATCTCCATGGCCAAGGGGCCGCCGAAGACAGTCCGCTGCAAGGTGTGTCGCTCCAAGATGGAACGCGACTGGCAGCAGGACGCGCCCATGCTCGACACCTCAGCGTGCCGCGACCACAACGACATCTCCGAAGGGAGCAGGGTTGCGAGCGGATTCGATCGAGGCAGCCCCGAGCAGATCGAGCATCAGTTCAAGCAGCATATCGATCAACGAAGAACGGAGATCCGCGATGCTGGAGGCCAGCGTGGCACGTTCAAGCAGACGCATGCGGTTCCCGCGCATCTTTACCACGGCAAGATCAAGGAGACGAAGGATCCGAACTACTGGCAGGATCCGAAGAACCTGAGCCGGCACAAGGAGTGCAAGGTTGACTGATGCCG